AAACTTGCTGACAAATATGGTGGAGTAATTTAATGAAACTTAAAGATAATTATCTACTTAAGATAAGTGAAATAATTAAAGATACATTAGCTAAACCAGAAAAAGAATTATTCACTAAGGCAGTAGATAATATCATTATTCATAATGAAGATGGTCAAGATATCAAAAGCTATGCAATTTTATTTAACGGTATTAAATATAAACATAGCAGTCTTTCACCAAATCATGCTAAAGGTAAAACCTTACAACTCTCCTTGGTAGATGGCTTCTCTAAAGTATTAAAACAATGGAGAACAGTTGAAAGTGATATGCAACAAATTTGGCAAGCACTTCTTCCATTAATTTGTACCCCAACTCAACAAACTATTAGAAATAGCTTACCTGAAGAACTTATTCAATGTGTAAAAGAATTAAATGTACAAAAAAGAACTGTACCCCATATTGAAATATTAGAAAAACTTACCACAAGGGAACTAAGTCAATATCAGAAAATGTTGCCTAAACTTCATTATTACATTTCACTCAAAATGCTTGTATAAATGAAATATTATCTATTTGACAATGTAGAATCAGCTGAAATTTGTATTCTTACAACAACAATTAACAGTATTGAAATCAAGAAAGCATATCTTGATATTGTTAATATTAATCCTTCTTCTACTTTGATATTGGATTTGTTTCTACCAATTGGTAAGAAAAAAGCCTCTGTCAAAGAAATGAAAGCATATATTCATGAAGAATTGGAACCAGAATTCACTGACTATAAAGTTAAATACATTGTCTGTACTGATGCTGAGTACTTTAAAGTACTAACAGGACAACCTAAAGCTGATGCAAATCTTGGGTATGTTTTTGAAATTGCTAATCGTAAGATTATTTACACTCCTTCTTACAAAGCAATTTTTTACAATCCAGAGCGTGTCAAGTCAATGATTAATCAAGCTATGTCAGCATTAGTTGCAGATCGTGTAGGCAAATATGTTAAGCCTGGATCAAAAATTATCAAATTTGCTGAGTACCCAAATAAGTATGAACAAATTTGGCAATGGTTAAATAGGCTTACAGAGATGAATGTTCCACTAACTTGTGATATTGAAGCATTCAGTTTAAAACATTACAAAGCAGGGATTGCTACTATTGCCTTTGCTTGGAACCAAGAAGAAGGAATTGCATTCACTGTTGATTACGTTCCATTTCCTAATGTAAGTGAAGCACCATTTGGAACCAGAAACACAAATAACATCGTTAGGGCATTACTGATTGATTTCTTTAAAAATTTCAAACAGAAGATTATTTATCATAATATTGCCTATGATGCCTATGTGTTGATTTATCAATTGTTCATGAATGATATTTGTGACACAAATGGTCTGTTATATGGCATTGAGACTATGCTTTCCAATTGGGAAGATACAAAGCTCATTAGCTATTTAGCTACCAATTCATGTGCTGGTAACAAACTTAGTTTGAAAGATCAAGCGCAAGAATTTGCAGGTAACTATGCTCAGTCTGAGATTAAGAATGTACTTAACATTCCATTAGATGAGCTTCTTCAATATAACCTGATTGATGCTTTGAGTACTTGGTATGTGTATAACAAGCACTATCAAACAATGATTAATGATCAGCAATTAGACATTTATCAAAATTTGTTTAAGCCAGCTACCATTGACATTATTCAAATGCAACTCACAGGTATGCCTGTAAACATGAGCAAAGTTCATGAAATTAAACAAGAGATGCAAGCTGACTATGACAATGCAGGTCAGACTATTAATTCTTCACTCCTGGTTCAAGAATTTACACAACAGCTAAACCAAGAATGGGTTGATACAAAGAACTCAACCTATAAGAAAAAACGAGTTAGTCTTGTAGATGCTCATGAGATGTTTAATCCAAACTCAGGATTACAACTTCAAAAGCTGCTATTCCAGCAGCTAGGATTGCCTGTATTAGGTCTTACAGACACTAAACAGCCTTCTACTGATGGTGACACTTTAAAGGCTCTAAGGAACCATACAACAGACCCAAATGTGTTGTCTCTATTGAATGCTCTGATTGATTACAAAGCAGTAGATAAGATTCTGAACACATTCATTCCTGTTATGGAGGATGCCGTTGAATGTGATGGGTGGCATTACCTGTTTGGTAACTTTAATTTAGGAGGAACTGTTTCAGGAAGACTATCCAGTTCTGAGCCAAACTTACAAAACCTCCCTTCTAATAGCAAATATGGAAAACTAATTAAGTCAGCTTTCCAAGCTCCTTCTGGATGGTTGTTTGTTGGACTGGACTTTGCGAGTCTTGAGGATAGAATCTCCGCCCTCACAACCAAAGACCCAAACAAGTTAAAAGTCTATGCTGATGGTTATGATGGTCACTCATTAAGAGCATTCAATTACTATAAAGAACAACTACCAGATATTCAAGAAACAGTAGAATCAATTAATTCAATTGAAAAGAAATATAAACATTTTAGACAGGAATCAAAGGCGCCAACGTTCGCATTAACTTATCAAGGTACATATATTACCTTAATGAATAATTGCGGATTTTCTGAAGAAAAAGCTAAATTAATTGAAAAAAGGTATCATGAACTCTATGCAGCAAGCGATAGATGGATTCAAAGCAAGTTAGATCAAGCTAGTAGGGATGGCTACATCACAGCAGCATTTGGCTTAAGAGTTAGAACACCATTGCTCTATCAAGTTATCCGGGGCAATAGTAAAACTCCATTTGAAGCAGAAGCTGAAGGACGTACTGCTGGTAATGCGCTCGGTCAGTCTTGGTGTTTATTGAATGTACGGGCATTGAAAGCATTTATGCAAACAGTGCGTACAAGTAAATTCAATACTTCAATTAGACCTAGTGCATCAATTCATGATGCTAATTACTTCATTATTAAAGATGATTTAGAAACTTTAATGTTTCTGAATAAGCATCTTGTAGAAGAAGTTAATTGGAATAAACACCCAGATATTTATCATCCACAGGTAGGATTGGGTGGAGACTTATCTGTTTTTTATCCGAGTTGGAGAGAGGAAATTAGTATTCCAAATAATGCTACTGCTTCAGAAATTACTGCCATTGTTGATAAAACATTGAGCAAATCTTAATTCTTTTTTCTGGTTCCATTTTATTATGAACAAAAAACATTACTTTTTAATTGCTGGTCAAGTTATTTATCAACCTTTGAACACTAAAGATCAACCTGAGAATCCATTGGGTGTTATGACGTTAAACACCCTGGTTACGACAGATGAAATGCTATTTCGTGTTCGAGATATTGCTAAAGCGCAGCAGGGCCTTCAAAAGCAATTCTATGAAACTGTGCAAGACAACACTATTAAAATTGTGAATGTGATCCTTGTTAATGTGTCTTACCTGGGTCTGATGGAACAAGAAGACTTTATGACTGTACCTGAAGGAACCAAGGAGCAAAGTAAATGAGTATCAGTGAACAGTATCCTCATTATTTCAAAGATGTAAATCATCTAAAGACTATTGATGTTTACAGAGTACTGCAATTGTTTGAAGTAACAAATCCCTGTGTACAACATGCAATTAAGAAATTGTTGGTTACTGGTAAACGTGGAACAAAGGACTTTGAAAAAGATTTAAAAGAAGCAATCATTAGTTTACAAAGAGCAGTAGAAATTCTTAAGGAAGATGAATAATGAAATTTACCAATAACACTGATATTCCTCTTGGATTAGCAGTATGGTTGCTACATGATGAATATGATTATATTGATACTGAAGATTACATTTCAGTAACATCATTAATGCGTCCAGTTAAACAAACTATCTTATCAAGTAGAGTATCAAAAGATACTTTAGAAGTAGATATTGATAATTTTGTTGCTTCTTCTATGGGGACTGCTTTGCATGATTCCATTGAAAAAGCATGGCTTAAAGGCCATAGCAAGGCACTAGAGAAGCTGGGTTATCCAGATAGTGCTGTTAAGCGTGTACTAGTTAATCCAAGCTCAGAACAGCTTAAAAGCATTGTTGATCCTATTCCAATTTACCTAGAACAACGGTCATTTGCCAAAGTAGGCAAATGGACTGTTGGAGGTAAATTTGATATGGTTCTTGATGGTACTGTTATTGACAACAAGTCAACATCAGCATTTTCTTGGCTCTTTGGAACCAAGGAAGATGATTACCGATTGCAACTCAGTCTGTATCGTTGGCTCAATCCTGCATTGATTACTGAAGATGTTGGGCAGATTAACTATATATTTACAGACTGGAAAAAGTCTGATGCAGTTAAAAATCCTAAGTATCCACAAAAACGACTAGAGTATAAAGAAATTGTTCTTACCCCTATTAATGAAATTAATATTTGGGTAAAAGAAAGACTTTCCAAATTGGAAAAATACTGGGATAAACCAGAATCAGAAATTCCTGATTGCACTGATGCTGAATTATGGAGAGCTGAACCAAAGTACAAATATTACAAAGATGCTACTAAAACAGATGGCAAATCTACAAAAAACTTTGATAACTTAGTTGAAGCTATGGCTTATAAGTCTGAGAAAGGAAATGTAGGGGCAGTACTTACATTCCCTGGTTCACCAAAACGGTGTCAATATTGCAACGCATATTCCATTTGTAAACAGAAAGACCAATACTATGATTGACCTTACAGGAGTAACTCATCATCCTGCAATTGAAGAAATCGTAAATGTTCTTTGTAAAAAAACACAAAACAACGACAAAGGATTCTTTCGCGTAGAGGTGGCATATTTCCTAGGAAAGATGGCATCCTCAATGCGAGCAAGTATCCTAACCAAAGATCGTGGTGAAATCCCAATTAACATTTATGCACTTGCTTTAGCTAACAGTGGTTATAGCAAAGGTCATTCAGTCAACATTGTTGAGAATGACTTTATGATGGGATTTCAAAGGCGATTTATGGAAGATACCTTTCCAATCATCGCTGAGAAACATCTTTGGGAAGTTGCCAATGATCGAGCTATCCGTAATGGAACTGACCCACAAGAGGAATTTGATAAATGTGATGCTGAGTTTCGCAGAGCAGGCCCAGCACCATTTACATTTGACTCAGGAACTACACCAGCAGTTAAGCAACTGAGAAATAAGCTACTATTAGCTAAATGTGGTTCTATCAATTTACAAATTGATGAAATTGGTGCTAATCTGATTGGTGCGACTGATGTACTGAATGTATATCTGGAACTATACGATCAAGGGTTAGTTAAACAAAAACTGACTAAAAACACTGCTGAGAATCAAAGATCAGAGGAAATTGCAGGTAAGACACCAACCAATATGCTATTGTTTGGAACCCCAAGTGCTCTGTTTGATGGCAGTTCTACTGAGGATCAGTTTTACTCATTGCTATCAATGGGGTATGCAAGACGGTGTTTGTTTGGCTATGGTCATATAGAGAAGAAATCTCATTACACACTGACTGCTGAACAGATTTACCAAAATCTCATTGATCCAATAAATACAGCAACAGTAACCAAGTGGTCTAATCATTTTCACTCATTGGCTGATCCAACCAAATTTGGCTGGCAATTGGTTCTACAAGATGATGTAGCCATTCAACTCATTAAGTATAAGATTGCTTGTGAGAAGCTTGCTGAACAGTTACCTGATCACAAAGAGAACCAGAAAGCAGAAATATCTCATCGCTATTTCAGAGCGTTGAAACTTGCGGGTGCTTACGCTTTTGTTGATGGTTCATGTGAACTGGATATTGACCATCTTAAACAAGCTATTTTGCTAGTTGAGGAATCAGGTAAATCATTTGGAACCATCCTCAATAGAGAGAAAGCTTATGTAAAGCTTGCTAAGTATATTGCTGCTGAGAATGAGGACTTAACTCATGCTGATTTACATGAAGCATTACCCTTCTATAAAAGTGGAAATGCAGCACGTAATGAAATGATGACCCTAGCTACAGCTTGGGGCTATAAACACCATATCATTATTAAGAAATCCTTCATTGATGGTATTGAGTTTTTTAGGGGTGATAAGCTAAAAGAAACCAACATCAATGAAATGCATCTTTCTTATAGTGATAACTTTGCTTATAACTATGAAACAGAAACTGCTCCATTTGATCAATTACATCTCTTGACCCAAGGAGAAAATCTCCATTGGTGCAATCATGCCTTTAAAAAAGGTCATCGAGCAGAGGAAGATGTAATTGAAGGTTTCAATATGGTGGTAGTTGATGTTGATGGAGGTGTATCTCTTTCCTTGGTTCATGAACTGCTTAAAGAAATTAAATTCATGACCTATACAACTAAAAGACATACAGAAGAGAACAACCGATTTAGATTGATCTTACCAATGAACTATCATCTTACACTTGATGCTGATGATTACAAAGAGTTCATGGCTTCTATTGCCTCTTGGCTGCCATTCCAAATTGACGAAGATGCCAATCAACGTTCTCGTAAATGGGCGTCTTGTTCTACTGGTTCTTACTTTTATAACTTGAATGGCGAGTTGTTTGATGCATTGAAGTTCATTCCCAAGACTTCAAAGAATGCTGAATACAAGCAAACATTCCAGCAGGTTGAGAATCTTGATAACCTAGAAAGGTGGTTTGCTCAACGTATTGCAACAGGTAATAGAAACAATCAAATGATTAAGTAT